CGTGGCCCTCCTAGGTGTGCTGAATGATGAATGAGAGACTCCGCACATAATGACGCTGGTCTCGCCCGTCGCCGAGGTAAACCGTGTCATCGCGTGCATTGTCCCACAGAACCGCGTTGATGGTGTCACTTGCCCCCGCCGCTCCGCTGTAGTCGCGAAGGAACGTCTCGACCGCAGCCGCAAGAGTGATCGCTGCGGGCCGATTGCTAGCGTAACAATCGATGTCGATGTCAGAACGCCGCATCGTTCCGCCGGTGCCGTCGAGTCGTTTGTACGGGTCGTGGGAAGTCAACGTGATCAGCACGTAGGGGGGTTTCACGCCTTCCACGGGATGATCAAGGAACACCGCATCAATCGACAGACCACCGACAGTCTGGGCTGCGGCAAGCGTCGTGATAGACGACTGTGCGAGAAGCAGGGTACGAAGTCCGATCTCGATGGCCATCACTTGCCCTTCCGCTTGGTGATGTCCTTCGTCAGCCGCTGCCAGACGCGTTTTTCCATCTTGGCAATCCCGGCCTGTGTCTTCGCCTGCACGCCCTCGCGGACAGCATCAACCACAATCGGGGGCATCTGGCCCGTGTTCCAGTTGGTCACGTCTTGCAGCTTGCGACCAACGTACATCCGCGTCTGCTTGACAGTTCTCCGCTTGGTCCCCAGTGCTGCCCAATGGACATTTCGTGCAGCGATTCCAACGCCCTTTGGCTTGCCCGCCTTTGTCACATTGTTCCCGCTGCGGGTTGCCCCCAACCTGCTTGTACGGGCGACAGAGAACCCCGCCTTTGCCCCCTGTCGTTTGGCCGATTGCTTGGCGACACCACTGCCCACCAGCTTTTTCAGATTCTTCAGCGGGGCCGGAATCTGCTGGCGGATGCCTCGCGCAAACTCACCCACACACGCTGACAGACCAGATCGAACCGCCGCCTTCACCTTCTTGTCTGCCAGGTTGGAAAGCGTCAATTGAAGCAGCTTGTCGCCGCTCAGTTTGATCACTTCCGCCTTCATCTGGGCCGCGAGTCGGGCGGATTTCTCCAGCCGCATCCGTGCCATCTCTGCCCGTGCTGGCTTAGCCATCGGTAGCCACCTCCACACACGCGAAACGCACCATCTCCTGCTCTTCGTCCACGTTGATCGGGGGGCCAGAAATCGAGAGAATGCGAGAGTCCAGCACCAGACGGTTTTTGACCGTGATCGACTTCGTGACCGGGTCGGTCCGCATCGTGATCTGGTGGGAGATGTCTGCCGCGACCTCGACGCCCCGGAAGAACTCACGGCTCCCGCGTGTCGCGACGTTGCACCACCGCTCGGCGTAAATCACCCAGTTGCTGGCCGAGGTCTCATCGATCTGCCCAGCCGCGTTGACGGTCGCAGACAGTCGTTCGATGGTCACGCGATTGGAGAGGCTCCCGCCCTTCATGCGTAGTTCCCCCACCGCAGACGATCGCACAGGGCCGAGTACGAAAACTCGATCTCCTTTGAGATTGTGCCAGTGATCGACGCCTCCGCATTCTCCAGCCAGTGGGCAGCCAGTAGCCGGATAGCCTGCTTGGCGTCCTCTGGCACCGCAGACGCTGCACCGTACCCGCTGGTGTATGTGACCGCGACGGCCGAAAGTCGGTCGTATGTCGTCGGCCAGGTCTGCCCGAATGCAGGCCGGATCAATGCGGGCTCAGCGTAGATGTCGCTCTCGTAGGTTGCACCCGCGAGAGTCTGTTGTACGTTCAGAGAGTCGTAATAGGTGATCGAAACGATAGTTTGAACTGGGGCCACGTCCAGAACGATCCACGACGGAAGGTAGTCGAGATACAGCACCCGCGTCTTAGTGCAGAGGTCTCGCCGCGTGTCCTTCTCCAGCAGTGCCCGGGCCGCTGTCAGGTAGCCTTGGATCTTCGCGTCTTCGTGGTTGTGATCCACGCGGGAATGGAGTTTGAACTCATCAACGCTGACAGGCTCGACCGTTGGGCCAACAGATACGCGCGATGTGTGCCTCACGCGATGCATCGACTCCAACGGCCGGGCCCTGTCCCACATCGTCAGCGTCCCCTGCGAGAGAAGCGAACAGCACGTTCCGCAGCAGCCGGTGCCACTGCGGTTTCCATGCCGTCATTTGCGGGCCGTGCAATCTTCCGCTTGATGAGCGTGTTCGCCACGCCGTCAGGTGGAGTGATCACAATGCCCGCCTTGTATCCCTGCCATCGTTGCAGGAGTTCAATTCGCATTACGGTACTCGCACAATGTTGCCAAATCCGCGTTCACTGGCCGAGACCGGATGGTCCGACGCACGCGACAGCAAGGCGAACGCCGTCAGAAACGTACCCGCCGCGCCGTCGCCAGCAGTGGCCACGAGATCGAAGTAGCGCTTGCGTCCCCGCAGATCGACTTCGAACTTGAAGCACTTGTTGTCGTCGGTGGCAATGGGTAGTGCCGCCGTTGTCCCCGCGATGCCCGCCGAGGTGCCGTAGATCAGGCCGGTGACATCAGCATAGCTGCCATCGGTGTCCGACTCCTGCAACTTCAGGGCGGTCATGGCAATGTCAGTCGCCCCGAGAAACACGAAGACTTCGAGGTATTCGAATCCAGCGGTGTCAATGCTGGTGGTCGTGTAGCTCGCGTTGTCAACGATCGCAGCCGGGGGAGTGATCGACACAAACTTGTTGAATTGCGATTGGTTCATGGATCGTTTTCCTTAGCTACCGGGAGTGGACAACATGATCACCGGGCCAGCGACAGACGCCGTACCGCGCTCATGATAGTTGATGTCGAACCGCTCGGTTCCTCGAATCGCCAGTTGGTCGAATTCGAAGTACCGCGACCCGTCCACCTGAATCGAGATTCCGCGACGCGTCCCCATCGTGGCCGCGAGTTGCAGGTTGCCGAGGTAGACGAGTCCATCGGTCGAAGTCTGGGCCGTGGTCGTGGAGTTCATCACCTGCACGATTTCCACGGGGAACCCGAGGAATTGCAGGGGAGCACCGCCCGCCACCTGGGCCACCGTGTTGCCGCCAGCCGCTTCGGCCAGCCGCAGCATGGAGTTCGCCCAGCCGACTCGCGACACGTACCAGCGGGCTCCGGCCACAGCGAATTGCGGCAGTTTGCCAACCATGCCCTCAAAGTCTTCGAGGTCCAGCGTACTGAATGCCGTGTTGCCGGTCGCAGCAGTGACCTTCGAACCAGCCGCCGTGCCAGCCTTCAACCCGACGATGCCGCCGTAGGTCGAAGTGCCATCCCCGTTGAACGCGCACTCGTCCTCTTTGTCGGCGAAGGAGTAGGCGATTTCACTCGCCAGATCGTCCGCGATTGACAGGATCGAATCTTCGTTGAGTTCGCTGGAGTAGCGGCACAGAACCGCCAACTTCCGGGCCGTCAATTGCACCGCGTCCCATCCCTTGTCGCTGGCGGTGATCTCGGCATTCTCCGCCACGAAGTAGGCAGTGAGTCCGCTCGCACGCCTGGGGATGATGTGGCTGTCAGTGCTCATCGGCATCACCCGCAGGGATCGACGGGCAACGCCCCTCTCTTCCCGCAGATCGATGATCGTCGACTCCAGCACCTCCGGCACGCTGTAGCCGCCGAGGCTGTTCGTCGTGGTGGCAAGGGCTCGGGTCTCGATGCCGTTATCCGCACACCACTGGGCAGCGCGAGTATCGCCTCCGACAGTCGCCAGCAGCCATTGGCCAGCGGTGTAGGCATCACGCTGGGCGTCCGCACCCTTGAACGATCGCAGGGCCTTGGCTCGCCGCAACGTGCGGATCTCGACAGGCTTCGGGGGCTCGACGATCGCACCAACCGCAGCCGAGGGGGCCGACCGCCGCCCAGTCGTCAGGGACAGCGCCGCTTTCTCGTCGATCAGTTGCTGGCAACGGGTCTGCTCTTTCGCAGCCGTGGCCGCCTCGTCCATCAGAGAGTCGTACTTACGGGTCTCGTCGTCGGTCAGGGGCCGCGACTTGCCGCCCTCGCCACCGGTAGCCGCAGCCACCAGAATCTTTTCGGCCTCAGCCATTTTGGCCGACCGCAACTCCCGGGCCTGATCGGCCAGCGTCTGGAGTTCCATGAGTTGTTCCTTTCGTGGAAACGTGATGATCGACGCTCACGAAAGCAACGGCTCTCGCTCCAGTCTGTAGAAGATTGATCGCAGCCAA